GTCGCCGTGTCACCGAACAGGGCCATGGCGAGGTTCTCCTTGGAGAACTCGTCGCCCACGATGCGGATCGCGAGCGTGGTGCGCAGCACGTCCGAGGCGATCAGATCGGCAGACCGGTCGGCGCTCGAGTACTTCTTGATGTCCTCGCTGGTGGGCGTGATCTCGAACGTCGGGCAGTTGCCCAGGAACAGCTCGCCGGTGCGCGCGCCGCCCGAGTCGAACCGGTCGAAGTAGATCTTTCCCCTGCCGAGCAGGATGTTGTTGCCGTTGACGACCTCGGGCATGGCTTTCTCCCTCTTAGGTCAGGGTCTCCGCGTCATCGGCGCGGGACTGGTAATCGACTCGGAACGTCTGGGTGGCGCGGCAGAACGATGTCTCGGCCTGCTCGTACTCGAACTTGGTGCCGATCTCGTCGGCGGGGCCATTCGCGAAGCCACCGAACGTGCCGGCTGCCGCGAGCGCGGCGGTGGCCCAGGCCAGGATCGGATCGGCCGCCTTGTCAGGTTCCTCGCCCGCTCCGGCCTTGGTCAGAACCTCGACGCTCAAGAGCACCGACCGCCGCACGATGGGCCCGCGGCTGGCCGTGCCGGTCTTGGCGTCCCGCATCGGCTCCACCGTCTCGACGCCCTGGTAGACCGTGAGCGCCGGCAGTTGGTCCGCGCTGGGCGAGTCCAGGCGCGTCCGTACCGGCCCGGGGACGCCCACGGGGGCGTCTGTGGCAAGCGCCAGGACGGCGGCCGAGACGATTTGCTCGCGGATCGTGCTCATGGCGTCCTCAAGGCGATGCGAACCATGGCCCCGTCTCCGTAGGGCAGGACCTTCAGGACGGTGTAGGCCGTCCCGCCGACCGTGATAGCGGCTCCGGACTGCAGGCCGGGCAACACACCGTTCTGGACATGGACCATCTCATCGGCGGCGACGACCGCGGGCATCTCACCGCCCAGGATCTCGACGGCCTCACGGTCGAGCAGCCCGAAGACGGTGACATCGCCGAGGGTGACCTCGACCACGCCACCGGCCTCTGCCAGGTCCGCGAGCATCGCCGCGATGTCGAAGCCGCCAAGGGACATGGCTCAGCTCGCCTTCGTGATCCCGACGAACTCCACGCCGAAGTCGAACGACGGCGTGGTGCCGGCGATGGTGCCGACCACCCGCAGGTAGCGCTTCAGGTCCGAGACGTTCAGCTTCATGACCTTCACGCCGGCCGTTTCGGCCGCGTCGGTGACCTGGGAGAACGTGCCGCTGGTGACGTCCTCGTAGGTCGAGTCGTCGTCCGAGTGCTGGAGCTTCACGTCCAGGGTGGGGCTCGTGCCCGTGCCAGCCGAGGCGTTCAGCAGCACCAGGGCCACGCCTTCGTACTCGAGCACGTCGATGCCGGTCCCGGTCAGCGTCGAGGTCCGGCTGGCCGCCGGGGCGAGCTCGACGCCGGTCGCCTGAGCCAGGGCATTCAGTAGGTGGGTCATGCGGATCTACCTCCCGCCGGCGCGCGGCCGGCCTTTGCGCGCCTGCGGCGCCAGGGTGTCGGGGTCCCGGTCCTCGGTGGCCGGGTCCCCATGGCTGATGGCGGCGGGCCCGGCGGCCGCGGGAGCCTCCGGACCCGCCTCGGGCACGGGCGGGATGACGCGGGCGTAGCCCATCCGGACCTTCTTGCGGGCTTCCGCGATCGACAGGTCCTTCGGGGCCACCAGGACCTGGCCGGGCAGGACGTCGTTGCCTTCGCCTCCCAGGCAGTGGCCGGTGACAACCTCGATGGTGAGCGTGCCTTGCTCCGTCATGCGCTCTATCCCTTCGTGCCCGGCTACGACAGGGTCGCGCCGGTGCCCTTGACGAACGACTCGCCACGCCGGACGGCGGTGTCGGCCATCGAGTAGCTGGTGATCAGGATCTGGCCGCGGGCGGCCTTGGTGACGACGTCGACCACGATCTCGAGGTCGTTGCCCCACATGCCCACCAGCAGGTCGTTCCAGTTGCCGAAGACCAGGCCGTGCTCGTTGCTGCCAGCACCCAGGGTCTTGGAGATCTGGTTGGTGGTGCGGGCGGGGTAGCCGCCGAGCTCGCCCTCGCGGTAGGTGCCAGCCCACAGGAAGACCGGATAGCCGCTGACCAGGGGCGTGCGCTTGAGCACGCCGGCCAACAGCGGGGTGGTCATCCAGGACAGGGCCCCGAGGTCGGCGTTCTTGTCCGCGACCAGGGCGGGCATCGTGGTGATGTCCGTCAGGTCGGGCACGCCGCCGACGGCGTGGGACTGGACGTCGGCCGCGCCGTAGATGCCCACGGGCTGCTTGTCGGTGCCCTTGCCGTGCAGCGCGCCGAGATCCAGGGCCAGGCCGTGGCCGGTCGCCAGGTCGCTGCGGATGTCCGCCTCGACGTCGATCGAGGACATCACCAGCAGCTGCCGGGGGATCTGCACCTGACCGAGCAGGGTCTTGGGCGAGAGCGACACATCCCCGTACGCGGGCTCGGACCCGGGAGCGTCGCTCGGGGGGTTCTCCTCCATCCAGGACACCGTGGGCGCGCCGGTCTTCTTGTTGAAGTACACGACGCCCTGCAGGCCGGGGTAGAGCTTGGCGCCCGCGACCAGCACCAGCGCCCGGTTGCGCAGCAGGTCGATCATGTCGGGCATGATCTGCTGGCCCACGAGGGTCGCCCCGCCCGAGGGCTGGGTCGTGCCCAGCACGCGCTGCTGGTCGTCGTCGCTCAGGCGCCACGGCACCAGCACGCCGCCGTGGTCGGCGCCGGTGCGGTGCTTGGTGAGCTCCTCATGGACCTCGGCCTCGAGGCCGTCGTACCGGCTGCGCTTGCCATCCATCAGCTCGGCCTGCATGCGGATGGCGCGGTGGATGGAGTAGCGCTTCCTGTCCTTGGCCGGCATCGCGGCCAGGGCCTCGGCCGAGGGCTGCGCGGGGCCGTGGGTGCGCACGGCCTTCAGGATCTCGCGCGAGACCTGGTCGGGGCTCAGGCCCTGCCTGATCCAGCCGGCCGCCTTGTCGGTCACGCCGTGGGCCTGGGCCAGGTCCATGATCTCGGCTGCCTCGGCGCCGCGATCGCGGGTCTCGGTCACCTTGGGAGCCGGCGCAGGCGCCGCCGGCGCTTCTCGGGTCTCGGTGCCCGGGGCGGGCCGTTCGACCGCGGCGGGCTGGGTTCCTGCGTCGACACTCATGGTTCGTACTCCTTCGGAAGCAGGCTCTTCGATCGTGAACTCGACCAGATCGGCCTCGGGCACGTTACGCGCGCGTCCGAAGCCGACCTTGTGGTCAGCGGGGATAGGTTCGGTGGAGACCTCGTAGGGCATCCAGCGGCAGCGGTAGGTCGCAAGGCCGGTCTTCTTGTCCTTGGAGACCATGTCCATCGACAGGACCTGGTAGCCCACCGAGACGGTCTTGATGTGCCCCTCGCGGAGCATCGTCTCCTGCTCCTGGCCCAGCGGGATGGACGAGAAGCTGGCCTGTCCGCGCAGACGACCGCGCTTCTCGTCGAGCTCGATGTCGTTCACCGAGCCGAAGTGCAGAAGGCGCTGGTGGGACTTGATCAGCGGCAGGCCGTTCTTAGCGCGACTGAGGTCGACGTCGCTGGACTTGTGCGACAGGACCTCGTCGTACTCCTCCCAGGTATCCCAGGAGTAGCGGCGCACGGGCGCTTCGCTCGAGAAGGACACCGGGTAGAGTCGGATCTGGCCCTCGCCTTGGTCGGCGCGGGTCTCGACCTCGACCTCGAAGTCCCGGTACTGGATGCGCGGCACCTTCACGGTGCGCGTCTTGATGGCAGTCGGTGTGTCCATGCACCCAGTAGTGATTCATCCGCGAAAGGCCGACCAATCTAAATGTCATTTAGATTGGTCGCGTCCTGAGCGCGGTGTCACCGTGGGCGCATGGCACAGGAACTCACAAATCTCCCCGATCAGTTCGCCGCCGGCACGACCGTAAGCTACCGCAGGCGGCTCGTGGATTTCCCGGCTTCCCTGGGCTGGACGCTCCGGCTCCACCTGGCCGGCGCGAGCGTGCTCACGGGGACCGCTGTCGCCGATGGCGATGACTTCGTGGTCACCATTGAGGCCTCTGACACCGAGGGCGACTTCGCCGCCGGGCTGTACAAGTGGGTCGAGAGGGTCAGCGGCGCTGGAGGCGAGGTCTACGAAGTCGGCCGCGGCACCGTCACGGTCCTCTCCAACCTGGCCGAGGCTACCGAAGGCAGCGAGCAGGAGTGGATCGAGCGGGCGATCGCGATGTTGCGCGCCCACATCGAGGGCCGTCTGCCCGCGGGGATGGAGAGCTACCAGATCGCCGGGCGCGTCGTGGCGAAGATGCCGATCAAGGAGGCCATGAGCCTCCTGGCGAGCCTCGAGTCCCGTCTGGCGGGCCTCAAGAACCCCGGGTCGTTCACGCGACCGGTTCTCGTGTCGTTCACGGGGCCAGGATTCGACCGATGAAGCGGCCGCTGCACAAACGCCTCGGTCGCGCGTTCCGTTCTGCCTGGCGGGAGTTGCGCGGTCAGCGCGGCGTGTTCGACGGGGCCGGCGTCCACCGGCTGCTTTTGGACTGGATCGCCCAGACTCGCTCCGCGGACGAAGAAGTCCGCGGCGACATCCGTATGTTGCGAGCCCGTGCCCGCGAGCTCGGCCGCAACAACAGCTACGTCAAACGCTACTTCCGCCTGCTGGTGACCAACGTCATCGGGCCGATGGGAATCAAGCTCCAGGCCCAGGTCTGGGCCGGCGACCAGCCGGATTCCAAGGCCAACGCCGCCATTGAAGAGGCCTGGAACGCCTGGGCCAACGCGCCGGTGACGGTCGACGGCCGGCTCACGTTGCGCCGCTTCGAGAAGCTGATCCTCAAGACCGTGGCCTGCGATGGCGAGGTCTTCGTCCGCCTGTGGCGGGGGTTCGAGGGGAACGCTCACGGCCTGGCCCTACAGGCGATCGACGCCGACCTGATCGACGAGACGTTCAGCCGTCCCCGCCGTGGTACGCAGAACGAGATCCGCATGGGCGTGGAGATCGACGCCATCGGGCGGCCGGTGGGCTACTGGGTGTGGGATTCGGTCGGCACGGATCTGATGCGGGAGAGGTACTTCATCCCGGCCGCGGAGATGCTCCACCTCTACGACCCCGACCGTGTGAACCAGACCCGGGGCGTGACCTGGGTCCATTCGGTCATGGTCCCGGCGCACATGCTCAACGCCTACGAGGAGTCGGAGGCCGTCGCCGCTCGGATCGGCGCCTCGAAG